AGGAAATTAACTAAATTAGGAAAGTTACAATCTGATATAGAAGTTTTTTAAAACAAAATGAAATACAAAATAAATTAATTGAATGAAAAAATGTAATAAATAGATGAATTAAATAATATATAAATAGATAATGGAGTGGAAGAAGTTTAATTTCAATTAAATGCACAATCAACAAACATAATAGATACATTCGAATTATAAATTAATCCATTGTACACAGAAACAATACATTTCAATTCAATGAAAGATTAAAACCTGATAAACAAATAAGTTATAGACTTATATGATAATAATGATTTATTGCTTTAATTAACTTAAACTTTACCTTAAAAAGGAAATTTTAAATCAAAAGAACTAATTAATTAAATATAAACAAAAATTAAGTAAGTGACTACATAATATCCTGAGAAGGCTTATCCAATTATAGAAGACAGGGCTTATGGGATGTAAAATGCCATTGTATAAAGATTATTATCTGTTAATTAAATCCAAACGAAATTTTTGGATAAACAATACATGTTAAGATAAGTAATTTAGGCTTATTTTGATGATGTTAAAATGGCCAATTTATTACCAATGTATTAAAAACAGCAAATTTAAATTGATTACAATCAAACCATAGATTGGTTACAAAAAACAGACAATGCAGACACAAAAATTGACAGTTTAGTTAAACTTTTTAAAAATGACATTATGCTGGGTAATATATCAGATATAAAAGTACATGAAAAAGTAGAATCACTCTTAAAAGATGAACAATTGACTGACTGGGATGATTAAGTTTCAAGAACTATATAATGGACTCATTATTGTTATTCTGCTATATTCTCTCCAGTTTTTTTAGAAGCCAAAAGAAGATTAAAAACTTTACTTAAAAATCATGTGAGATATACAGATGGAATGACACCCTAAGAAATAGGAGAATTTTTAAGTACAATTAAAGGAACAAATTGTTTCTTTGAAAATGATCAATCAAAATAAGATAGACAAACTAATTAATGGATGATAGATTTGGAATTTATGATATATAAGTTATTGGGTGTGTCATCAAATGCTTTGAATTGGTTCAGATAATGCCATAATAACTGGAAATGGAAATCAAAACAATTATCAGGTCAATTAGATGCAATGAGATTAACTGGATAATGCACAACAGCATTAGGTAATTTAATAGTTAACATGATTATTCATGCTTTATTTGTAAATAAAAATTAAAATAAGATAACATACATTTTAATGCTGGGAGATGACAACTCAATGGGTTTTAAGGATCAACCTGATGTTAAAAATTTAGGACTTTAAATAGCGTCAAACTTCAACATGCAATCAAAATATTAAATTAACAGAACGTATAGTAACTTTTGTTCATTTGTTGTATACAAAAATGAAAATAACTTAGGATTTGG